ATGGGGAGTGAATTAAACAAAACAGCAGAAGTAGTAGCTGTAGGTAGTGGGTATTATTCACCCAATGGTGAACTTATCCCTACTCACCTTAAAGAAGGAGATATCGTAGTACTTCCTACAATGGGGTTCACACGATTTGAATTTGAAGGAAATGAGTATTGGGTAGGTAAAGAAAATGAGGTGTTAGCACGTTTAGCTAAATCTACAGATATTATAGTTAATACAGAAGCACTTAGTGAAGTAATTGAACAAACAGAACCTTTTGAAAATGAGTAAGATAATTGAATTTGGCCCTGAGGCTCGTAAACAACTTGTAAACGGTATTGATAAGTTAGCAGATGCCGTAGTATCTACTTTAGGTCCTAATGGACGAAATGTAGTTATTGCTAATGATTATGGTTACCCACAATCCACAAAAGATGGTGTTACTGTAGCTAAAAGTATTTCTCTTACAGATTCAATAGAAGAAGTAGGGGCATCAATGGTTAAACAGGCAGCTATCAAAACTGCAGATGTTGCAGGTGATGGTACTACTACTTCAACATTGCTAGCTCGTGAAATGGTAAAAGCAGGATTGCAACATCTAAATAATGGGGCAAATGCTGTTGAAATTAAACGTGGAATTGATGCCGCAGTAAAGCATGTAGTCAAATCATTAAGAAGTAATCTATCAGAAGAAATTTCATCTGAAGAACAACTTAAGCAAATTGCAACTATCTCAGCTAATAATGATTATGAAACAGGGAAGTTGATTGCTACTGCTATGGAAAAAGTAGGACGTGATGGAATTGTAACTATTGAAGAATCTAAATCAGGTGAAACATACCTCGAAACAGTAGAAGGTATGCAATTTGATCGTGGTTATAAATCCCATTATTTTGTAACTGACAATAATACTATGTCATGTGGTTTAGATAATCCTTATATCTTAATTGCAGACGAACGTTTTACACAGGTAAAAGAATTGCTACCTATTTTAGAAGCAGTTTCGACTACCAATCGCTCTCTTCTTATCATTGCTGAAGACATTGATAACGAAGCACTCGCAACTTTAATTGTAAACAAAGCTCGAGGAACACTTAAAGTGGCTGCGGTTAAAGCTCCTGATTTTGGAGATCGCCGTAAGCTTATCTTAGAAGACATCGCAACCATGACTGGAGGTCAAGTTTATTCTAAACAAAAAGCAATGAAGCTTGATAAATTTAGCTGGGAATGGTTTGGTGAAGCAAGAACCGTTAATATTACAAAAGATCAAACTACAATTGTAGATGGAAAAGGAACAGTGGAATCAATACAAACACGTATTGAAGAACTACAACAACAAATCGAACAAGCAACCACGCCGTTTGAAATTGAAAAACTCCAAGAAAGACTCGCAAAATTTGTCGGAGGAGTAGCAATCATTCATGTCGGTGGTAATACCGAAACCGAAATGAAAGAGAAAAAAGATAGAGTTGATGATGCATTACATGCAACAAAGGCTGCTATCGAAGAAGGTATTGTAGCTGGTGGTGGTGCTGCTTTACTTTATGCTCGTGAAAGCATTGATATGAATTGTGATTTATGTTCAGATAGTTTTAAAGTAGGTAAGCAAATTGTATACCAAGCTTGTGGTAAACCATTTGAACAAATTCTTAAAAATGCTGGTTATGAGGATATCAAAGCTCAAATGTTATCTATGCAAGTTATTAATGCTACTGTAGCTGATACTTGGACAGGTTATAACCTTAAAACTGAGTCAATGGTTAACATGAAAGAAGCAGGTATTATTGATCCAGCTAAAGTAACCCGTACAGCAGTTGAAAGCGCAGCTTCAGTAGCAGGTACTATTCTACTTACAGAATGTGTTGTTGTGGATGATCCAGAAAATAAAAAAGAAGAATCTAACCCAATGATGGGTGGTGGCATGTTCTAATGAAAGAGAAGCAAGAATTTTTAGAATTAATTGCAACTAGAGTCCCCCCTGGTGACCATTGGTCACTAGAGGGGGATAAAGTTGTTTACAAGTCCATTACTGAGGTTTTAGAAGCATGGTTTGCTAAAACAGGTGAAAAAGCTGAATTTAGACTTGCTCCTTTAGATAGCAAATTATATGTTATCCGTTCTGAAGAAGTAGAGATTAAACCCGAACCACCTAAAAGATACAACATATACGGAGATTACGAATGAGAGACGCTGAAAGAGTAAATGACTATGATTTCTTATTAGGTGAAGAAATTACCTATAAAGAAGAAAAATATGTAATAGATGGAACTTGGCGTGTTTTAGGCAGAGAAAGTTTGTATATTGCATTAAAGAAAAATGGGGCATGGTTAAACATGCGTGCACCTGAAGTTATAAAATTATTCATAAATGAAAGATCACTCATTACTAGTAGAGAAGTATAGACCCACCCAATTAGAAAATTATGTGGGTAATGAACATATCAAGAAAACTATTTCACAGTATTTAGGTCAAAATGATATCCAAAACCTTATATTCTATGGACCAGCCGGTACAGGTAAAACAACTCTTGCTAAACTCATTGTTAAAAACCTTGATTGTGATTATCTTTATATTAACGCCTCAGATGAACGTGGTATTGAAACGATTAGAGACAAAGTATCAGGGTTTGCGTCATCAGCTAGCTTTAAATCTATTAAGGTGGTCATTTTGGATGAAGCTGATTTTCTTACTATCCAGGCGCAAGCTTCGCTCCGCAATGTTATCGAGACTTTCTCGCGTACGACAAGGTTTATTTTAACCTGTAATTACGTAGAACGTATTATTGATCCACTTCAATCACGTTGCCAAACACTTAAAGTAATTCCTCCAACTAAAAAAGATGTTGCGAAACACATTACTTGGATTCTAGAACAAGAAGGTACTGTATTTGAAATTGAAGATATTGTTACTATTGTAAATCAATTTTATCCTGATTTGCGTAAATGTCTTAATACAATTCAATTATCAACACAAGATCAAAAACTTGTAATTGATAAATCAATACTTGTATCATCTAATTATATGACTCAGGTGCTTAAAGAATTACAAAAGACAAAACCAAATTGGAGGGAAATCAGACAAATTATTGCAAATGCTAATATTCAAGATTTTGAGGAGCTTTATCGTTATCTCTATGATAATGCTTCTGTATACGCAGATGGAAATGAAGGAATGGTTGCTGTTTATATCAATGAGTACAGCTATCAGGCTAATTTTAGAATTGATAAAGAAATCAATGCGATGGCACTCATTGCAAAGTTAATTGAATTAAAATGAAACAATTCCTAAAATTCCTTATAATTTGGATTAGTCAAAACCTAGCCATACCTTTTTGGATGTTAGGACATGTTCACCTATCATTAAATGTATACCAAGACCTACATGAAATAATCGCTAGTGTAGGTATGAATATTTTAGTAGCGATTGGATTTTACTTAGATTATAAACAAAACAAACAATAAAATGGCACAACAACCAGAAATGCAAGGTCCAAACATTGACCTAAAAAACACAACAGCAATTACCTCTTCAACAGGTGGTAAAGTATTCTCAGAAGGTGTAATTCTTCGTAAAGTATCTAAATTCGTAGCTGGTACAGCTGAGGATGCTATTATGCCTATTCCAGTATTTTATGATGTGGTAAGTGGTGAAATTGTAACTGAAATGCTTCCAAAAGAATTAAGAGATGAGTTCACCTCAAAATCTATTTGATTGGTTAAATGAAATAACTGTTGTTAAAACATCCCCCGAAAAAATTTCAGAAAAATCGTGGGAAAAATGGAATTCTTACATGATACATAGATATTTATCTATGAGCATGGATTACATTGATATTGTGAATTATGTTCAAAAGATTAATCCACAAAATAAACAACAAATTTATTCCATTTACCGAGAAATGATACCTAAAAAGAAACTCTGGCTTAAGTACGTAAAAAACGAAAACAAAAAAAATTATCAAGAATTAGCAGAATATGTAGCTGAATACCTTATATGTAGTTTAGGTGAAGCTGATCACTATATTGATATTTTACAGAAAAACGGAGTAAAAGATATTTTGTATCGAATGGGGGTAAGTGATGAAGAAGCAGAAAAATTAATTAAAAAAGCAAAGTTATGAGTAAATTAGCAGATATGCTCTACACATCAGCTATGGCTGATAAATCAAAAGCCTTATTAACCTTAGATCTATTAGAAAACCACCCAGCAGGTATTGGAGACCATTCAACAGAAGATTTCTATAAAAATGCTGAGGAAGCGCTTCAAATGTTAGTTGATGCTGATGATCGATTAAAAGCAATTGATAAGTATCTAAAAACTAAAAAAGTTATTTAAAAATATGTCAGAACCAGTTGTAGAATACCAACCAAACGGATCACATAAGACAATCCGTGATTTTGAAAAATTATATCCGGAGTTAGCAGAAGAATTTCAGGCTGTCCAAAAAGAACAATATGAGTTGTTTGCTGCTAAAATGATGGATTATGGTTTATCCAATATCTCTTTAGGGTCAGATTTATCTACTAAAGAAGATAGAGATTTATCTTTAACAGGAATTTGGCTCCGTTGTAATGATAAAATCAATCGTTTAAAAAATATGCTAAAACGTAATGGTAAAAATTATGTTCAAGGTGAAGCAATGATTGATAGTTTTATTGATATCTCTAACTACGGCATTATTGCTATGTTAGTGTTAAGAAATAAGTGGAAATAATAAGTTCTGGAATGACTATTTTAAAAAGAAAATGATTAGTTTTATAATTCCAACCATTTACAAGTCTCCTAGACTGGTTAAACTACTTTCTGATTTAGAAAATT